TTGAGTCAAGAAATGTCCGTGTGTTCGATGTGGACGGATGCCACCCAAATGTTGTCCGTGGCTATGGCACACCAGAAAAGGGCTGGGATTATGCGACGAAGGATGGTGATGTTGTCGGAGGTGGACTGGAGAGGCCGTGCGGAGATCGAGTTTCTGAGACTGGCTCGGTCTGGTCTCAACTTGTCATGGCGCCGAGTAGAGACGACTTTTTTGAGTTGTGCGCGGAACTGGCTCCTAGGGCACTTCTTTGTTCATTCCCTTCCCTCCGATGTTTTGCCGATTGGAAATACCGAACCGACCCCGAACCCTACAGACATCCTGACGTCATATCGTTTGACACAAGCGGATATCCTGGACTCGATGCGTGGGTATCACAGAACTTGGGAGGACCTGGAGATTCCGGTGAGTCTTGTCCGTCGTCTGACCTCCGCGCACGGCCCATCCCTGCGGGACGCGACCCCAAGGGCCCGTGCGTCGGACGGTAGACTCGAGGACGCCCAGATTTCAGACCTATACTTGGGGTCTTGGCTAATATTTAGTAGGACGACGAAAGTCACTGATCTTATACGGCCCGACTCGTACTGGTAAAACCCTCTGGGCACGTTCCCTTAGCAGGCATGCGTACTTTGGGGGTTTATTCTGCTTGGACGAGTCTCTTGATGACGTCGACTATGCTATTTTCGACGATATGCAGGGCGGCCTTAAGTTTTTTCATTCATACAAGTTTTGGTTAGGGGCACAACGGTCATTTTACGCGACGGACAAGTACAAGGGCAAAAAATTGATTTTTTGGGGGAGGCCGTCTATATACATAGCTAATCAGAACCCTCTCTGTGATGAGGGGGTTGATCATGACTGGCTATTAGGCAACTGTGAGTTCGTGGAGATTACCACCTCACTTCTCATGCCAATAGAAAGTGCTTTGGGGGAGGAAGCTGAGTAGATCTGTCGAGTCGCTAGGCGCACCTGGCCTGAAAATATCCACAACATACATATCACCCGCCCCTGGTTTACCCCCTGTCGATAGTGCAGATGTAAACATCCCCTCTCCATCTTGTTCATCCTCATACACAATATTCTTATTGACAGGATGCCACAAATTGTAGTGACGTATGACTCCACTGTCGTTGCCTGATCGGATCTGACGAACCTGATCATACTTGACATCAATCAAGCGCGTGTTGACTTTGGCATTAAGTGGGTCCAGCCAATCCTGGAATCTAGCGCCGTCGAACAATTCGATAAAGATATCTTCGTTGGGAATAAGACTGACCAATCGAGCCATTCCGTTTGACGTAATACGAAAGAACTTGCTCGTATTTGGGTCTGCCGTGTCTTGGAAGTCCGCCTTCTTAATATGAAATACGATCCTTCTCCACTCCCATGGGACGCCTGATGACGTATTAAACGTAATACGCTCCTTCAGCCCCCGACAGAATATGGAAGTACTGGTCCTGATGCCTTCATTAATCTTGGAACCCTTGGCTCCGTTGACATCTTCGGCTGGTCTCCCGCTTGCAAGCCATGCAAACGTAAAAAATGATGCGGTCGATGCCGCCATCACTGCGGGGTTTTGTGAAAATTCTCCAGTTTCGGGGTTCTCTGCAGTCACATCGGTGAAGCTGATCATCGTATCCTTCTTCTTCTGGGACGATACATTTAGTATCCTCCGGGTCGACGTTCTCCTTGTTGTCCTCCGATATGGACGCGAGAATCGCGTTCTCTTTGCATAGCCTCGGCGGCTTGAACGGCGGGTTGTTCGCCGACGTGCGTACCGCTTTCTTCGTGTCCGATAAACCATGACGTGGTGGGTCGTGTGATTCCATCATTAGGTAAAATGACGTGAGATGACCCGCCTTTTATACTTTTTCTGTCGCGCTAACTATGACTCACCTTGGCCGCTGACGCGTCTTGGTGCGACATCCCACCCGCGCGACGGCTCATCTGTATCTATTTAACTCCCACTGCCACCAGCTGTTTGTTATAACATTAAAACAAACAGCTGGTGGCACTCACATGACCTTTCGATTCGCTGCACGATATGGCCTCCTCACCTACGCTCAATCAGGAGAACTGGATCCTTTCCGAGTTGTCGATCATCTTGCAGACCTTGGAGCTGAGTGTATCATTGGACGCGAAGATCACGTTGATGGAGGAGTTCATCTCCATGCTTTCTTCATGTTCGAACGGAAGTTTGAGTCAAGAAATGTCCGTGTGTTCGATGTGGACGGATGCCACCCAAATGTTGTCCGTGGCTATGGCACACCAGAAAAGGGCTGGGATTATGCGACGAAGGATGGTGATGTTGTCGGAGG